AGCATCTGTATTAGATATAGGCTGTCTATCGGGTGAATTTTGAGAAAAGTTTGGACTTACAGCATTTGCTAATGGAAATACTGTATCTGCGTTATTTTGATTGTTGGCGTTATTGTCAATAATACTTTGAATTTCTTGTGGACTAAATCCAGTATTAGTTGATGGATTATATTGGTTAGTTTGATCGAGGAACCCAAAGCTACCTTGTTCTTGCTGGCGTAATTGTGCTGAATTATAAAAATTCTGACCCTGTGGTTCTAATCCGCCTGTAATTGGATTTACATAATAACCATTGGCGTATTGTCCACTTAATCCACTTAAATTTGTATCGTAAAAAGCACCATCGGTAAAACCAGGTATACCACCCGTAAATCCTTGTTCGTATGTTACGCCATTATAGCGAACTTGCATAGTTGCTTCCATTATGCCTTGACCTTCACTATAATCGTGAGTATCATGTTGAAAACTAGTAATAACAGGATTCATAAGTGTAACTTTGTTGCTCTCTCCACCAAACATACTATAAATTTCAATAGCACTAAAAAAAGGTGTTAGGCTACCATTGTCTAATCCCCATGCACTATGCAAGCGATCTTGGTAACGATCATCATATTGATAATCATTATATCCATAAGTTCCATCTGCAAAGTAATAATTGTAATAATTTTGCCATAGTTCACGAAGACCGTTGTTATTGTCATCATGAAATTTTATGGTAACTGGTTCATATTTGATTCTATCTTGAATATAAACATGACGATTGTATTGATTTAAATCTTTTACATCCATAGTAAATTTTGGAAGTTCAACAGATTTAACAAGATAACCAATCTCACTTGCATTTATATAATTTGGTACATCTGATGCAAGAACAAAGTTTACATAAAAAAGATACTTGGATTTTGGTGCACGACTGAAGTTATTGGTGCGAAAAACTTGGGCGGCGTGTGCATAATCATGCACCTCGCCGCCGTGTAGTAAACTATTAAGAAATGAACCCAGTAAACTAGCCATTGTTTAACCTTTAGCCAGTTATACTAGCCCCACGAGTTCTTGTTACGCTCTTGCCAACTCCAGTAGTTGTTGGAATTTGTAGAGCATTATCATAACGCAATGTCAAGCTAATAGTTGCTGGATCATTGCTTGTATAATCAAAGGTATTATAGTTAACTTCTTGAATAAAGCAACCATATAACTGCCAAGTTTCAAGCGTAGTTGGACCATTGGCACCATTGCCGCCGTCAAGTGCTTCAAATTGCGTAATGAACTTATAATCAATGCCGCTAACTGCACTTGCTTGTTCGGCAAAATCAAATTGCTTCTGCAATTGTTCACCGACAAGAAGACGAACACTACCATTGGCATCATCACGTAATTCTACGCTAACAGTTTGCCATTCTGGTTTGCCTTGCAAATACATCTTACTGTTATACAAGTCAATAGTGATTGGGTTAAAGTTTAGGTTAGGACGTGTAAAATTCATAACCTGTTTAGTTAGTTCTGTAGTTGGGCTAGTAACGCCAAAGTTTAAAAATGTAACTCTAAAGCGATACTTTAGCAAAGGCATTAATAAGCCTTGGTTACCTGCACTCTGGTCACTATTACTGGCAACAGGAACTGTCATGTTGAGTAATGATGCAACTGCCATCTGATTCTCCTATAGAAGTATTTATATTACTTTGCATACTTTTCTTAGGGGTATAAAAAAAGCCGCTATTGCTAGCGGCTTTTTAATTATGTTTTTTATTAATTTTATTTTGTTGCAGTTGTGCTCAATGAAACACTTGGTGTAGTGTTACTTAAACCACCGAGACCTGCGCCAGTACCAGCAATAGCACCAGTATTCAAGATACGAACAGGAATATAGATGAATTCTACTGCCTTTGTTGGCTCAATTGCAATATCAATATGCAATTCATTGCGATCAATTGTTGTTGGTGTATTGTTTGTAGTGTCACAAACTACTAGATAGTCATAGATACCACGTTGTGCAACAATATTATTCAACAATCCAGCAACTGCATTTGATGCTTCATTGCGAGTTACAGTGTCATTTGGTTCGAATACCAATGGCTTTGCAAGACGTTCAAGGTTGTAACGAAGATAGTTGATCAAACGAGCAACATTGATACGATCAAGCGCAGTTGCAGTTGCCTGACGAGTATGGTTACCATAGTTAAGGATACCTTCTGTTGGGAACACTGCCACTGGATTAACATTGTTACTGTATAGAAGATCACGCAGACCTTGGTTTGTTCCGATAGAATAGAACTTGCCAGTTGAACGATCAACATAACCAATCTTAGTTACGTTGTCAATCTTGCCACGGAGAGCGCCAGCAGGAGCAAACCATGGAGCACTTGCTTGATCACTCTTTACAATCATGCGTAGAATTGCATGTGTAATTGGAACTACAACTTGTCCAACACCATCAAGAGCATTAGTATAAGCAGCACCTGGATAGAATACTGCGGTATAGCTATCAGTTGTTGATAAACCTTCTTCATCGGTATCACTTACTGCTGCACTATTAGTGATATAATTGTTTACACTAGTAGTATCGCTAGATAATCCCATTGGAGTATCCGAAAGAATAAAGCCTGTGTTACGACGATCATTATTTAAACTAATAAGGTTACTAGTAAGTTCTGGATAACCTGGGCATACTAGCAAGTTGAAGTTAATTTGATCTTCACGCACTGTTGTATTATTATCTACTGCTTCTTTAAGAGCACTTACAACAACATTGCGAACTGCCTTGCGTCCCATATAAGGAGTGCCGTTTGCATTCTTGCCACTTACACTCTGCCAAGTTGCGGCAATATTTGGAAGACTTTGCAATGGATAGTTTGTACTATTAAACTTGCTTGCAACATATTTCTTAACATTATAGCTGCTGCGACGAGTATTAAATAAAATAGTACCACGTGGATATAGTTGTGGATTAGGAACATCCAAGTCAACATAATCGCTTGTTAATAAGCTAACGATAGTTGGTTTTGCATCCAACGCAGGGTCCGCTGTACCAGCACTGTCCCAACGAGCATCAGCAAATAAAATGCCATTTTCTGTTGTGCTATCAGTGTTATTGATTAGAATCCACTGATCAGTGCCATTATAACGCTGCCAACGATAAATTGCTGGATAATTTTCAAGATTAGCAGTATTAACCCAAATATCACCATAAACAAGCGCAGTGCCATCGGTTTGTAATGTTGGCTTGCTGCTGCTAATAATTGGACCAAGTGGATCGGTATTACTTAGATTATATCCACGTGAGTCACTGGTTACATTGTGATAACCTTTCCAAATAGTACCATTAGAAATCATAATATCAACTTCAAGTGGAGTTTCATAATACCACAATGTACCATCGCTTGGTGCAACAACTGGTGCAGTTGACTGTTGATAAAGATATTCAGCAGGTTGCCAGTAAGTTCCTGTTAAAGTTCCACTGCTTGCATCGTCATATACATTAGTTGTACTTGTTGTAATACCAGCAGAAGTAAGTGGTGTACCTACTGTGTTTACAAACACAATGTCACCGCCATTTGTATGTCCAAATTGAATATTATTTGAACTTGTCAATGTGCAAGTTAGATATGGAATATTTTGAGCAAGAACATCACTTACAAAACTTGCTGCCGAAGTGCCACTCAATGTTACTGTATATGTGCTGCTCAGTGAACTACTGCCTGGGATTGTAACCTGAATAGTAAATGCATTAGTAGCAGTAAATGTTGGATTTGATACTGAACCTGTAACAGTAAGTGGTCCACCATAACCCATCCATTGCAGAAGCTTATAGCTGCCTGTATTATTTGCTAGAATATCATATTTTACAAATAGCGTGTCTGTTGTAATGCCCAAACCGCCAAGAGTTGGATCAATATTGTATGTTGCAATACGACGATGCTGATAAACTGGTGCAGGAATAGCATCCCAATTCATGGTTGCACTGTTCCAACGATAAACTGTGAAATTTGCACCACTGTTTACAGCAGTAGTCTTCAACCAAATACTTCCACTTGGGCGTGGAGTACTATCGGTGCTCTTCCATGTTGGTACACTATAGTGAGCACCATAGCTTAGGGCTGCATCATAGTAAGTTCCACCAGTAATACCAAGATTTGTTAATGGAGTGCCACTTGTATTAGCAATTGCAATCTTTCCATCTGCAGTGGAACCATTGCTTTGTGCAAGGCCATTTGCAAATAGATTAAAGTAACCATTTAAAAGTTTTGCATTAATGCCAGGCAATGCTGCGCTATTAATAGTTGCAACAAGATTAGCAACACTTGTATTTGCGATAGTGAATGTTGTTCCGTTAAGACTGAATGCACTTGTCAAAGTTAGTGAAGTAGCTTGGCTATTACCAACAATAGTTGGTACTCTTGCTGCCCATGCGTTGCTACCAATTGTTTGCCAACTATTATCATACATCTTTTGATAAATTGGATTTTTAACATCTGTTGCCACAACTGAATAACTTCCTACAGTTCCAACATTGCTATAAGGAACACCACCAGTTAATTGTGTTGTGCTAGTGATTACAATAGGAGTTTGTGCATTAAATACTTGATTTGTAGCATCCCATTGAAAAATACCATAACTTGTAGTTGCAGTATCAAGCCATTGAGTTCCACCAGCAGGTTCACCATAAGGACGGCTGCTGCTGCCACTTAGCTGACCAAGATCAACATTAGCACGTAAAATATATGCTTGGTTGGTAATACCAAGAGTACTATGTGCTGCCATTAGACCATATTCAGCAAGTTCACTGCCAAACAAGCGGTTGCCACTTGCATCACTTGGGAAGATTGGCAATCCATAATTGCTCAATAGTTCTTTTTGACTTGAAACAAGCTGTAGTGTATTAACTGTGCTACTTGTTGTATAATTTGCAATGCCACCAGCAGTGCTATTTTTATCTTGTGCAGTAGCAAGTAGAATAAAAGGGACTGTGCCAGGACCAGTTGGTGCGTAATTGCTTTCGTCAATTACTGAAACTGATACGCCAGGAGATACGAGAGTTGCCATAGGGTCTATTCCTTTAAGGTGTTGCTAATATTTAGCGGAATAGATTAAAATGGGTGCTTTATTGGGGGTTATATATGGATATTATAGCAAACTTTTAACTTTTTCTTCTAATTCAAGAAGAGTGCCATCATTATTAATAAGTTGGTCAATATTTTCACGTACCCACGACCATTCGCTAGGATGAATATCATTTGGTTGTTCGCCATATTGTATGAGTTTTATCATCCAATCAGGGTCTTCGCCACGGCGAACTCCCCATACTTCACCACCGAGTTTGCGAATCATATTAATTTCATTTGGAAAACGTGTATCTGGAATAACAATATTATTGGTAAGATGAGCAGAACCACTGTTAACAATTTTAGAAAGTTTATTTTCTAAACTTGCAATCCAAATATCTTCGTGGAAGTTAACTCGGCAAACATCGGTTCCCCAATATTGTAGTATCCATCGTGGAGTGAGGTTTTCAATACCAAGTCTTGCTGACCACCAATCATCACGCTGCTCACGCCAGTCACGAGATTCTTTAGTATCGCCTTCAAGTAAGTGACGAGGCCAGTTGAATACTTTTGATATCATATCTTTAAGAGGATCAGCAAAACTTACTTTCTCAAAGTTATGATTACCAACAAGGATATCCGCAACGGTTCCTTTGCCACCACCGATAAGACCGCATACACCAATTATCTTCATGCTTTTACTTTAACAAAAAATAAAAAAGATGTCAAATATTATCCGATAACAAACCACATTGGTGTTTCGCCAGCCATATAATTTGTAAGTTCTAATTCAAGTGCATCAATCTTAGCTTGACCACGTGTAAGCAAATCAGTTCCATTTAGGCTGCTGCCGCCCTGTGGGCCAGGCAAGGTAGCAAATTTACTACGTGCTTCGCCAAGCATTAGCATACAACGAGCAAGTGTATATTCACGCAACCATGGCTTACTATAGATATCTTGAAGAAGAATGATATCTGGTTTATAATTTTCTGTCCAAAGCAAAATAGTTTCTTTATCTGCCTGTGGACGACGCATAATAGTAATTTCTTTAGTAGTAGTGTTAAATTTATAATTTAAAAAACCACCAAACATCTTTGCTGCTTCTTTAAGAAATGAACTATAAAGATAATAAGTTGATAAACCACCAACACGACCACTTTGGATCATGTAGAAGTTTACGAAACCTGCTTCAAATGGTTCATACTGGCTA